GACAGAGAAGTCGGTAAAACGCATTAAAGGGGAGAGAACCCCTTCAACAAACACAAAATTTCGTGAGAGAACACGTATAAAACACAGGAGGTAAATCTAATGAACTTGAAAGAATTGCTTGGTGACGCTTATCGTGAGGATATGACGCTGGAGGAAGTGGAACAGGCTTTGGAGGGGATCAACTTGGTTGACCCAGCCACGCTGCCGAAATCGGTGTCGAAGGAGGTTTTCGACAAAACCGCTTCGGAATTGGCCCGAGTCAAAAAAGAGCTTAAAGAGTTGCAAGAAAAGAACATGACCGCCGAGGAAAAATTAAAGCTCGAATTGGAAAAGGCCGCCGAGTCGCAAGCGCAGTACAAGCGTGAGTTGGCGAAACTCCGTGCGACAGAGATTTTTGTAGCTGCTGGGCTAACCGAGGACGATTATAAGACGCTCTTGGACATTGTGGTGTCCGAGGACGAGGAAGCGACGAAGGTTCGTGCGAAGTCGATGGTCGATGTGATAGCGTCCCAAAAGAAAGCCGTGGAGAAAGCGGTGAAAGCTGAACTACTGAAAGGCACACCTAAACCTGAACCTGGTGAACCTTTTAAGCCTATGACTCTTGAGGAGTTTAGGAAAATGAGTTTGATGGAGAAGCAAAGATTTGCTAGGGAGAATCCCGAGCTATATCAAGAAATTTACAAGGAGGAATAAGAAGTGTCAGAAACCGTATGGCCTTTGAATCACACACACAAAATTTATGACAATTTCGTTTTAGCGAACGAGATCGAAGATCAATACAATAGTAAGCTAGATCTTGTACGCTTCTGTACTGTAGACAACTCTCTAGTAGGTGTCGCAGGAGACACCAAGATAGTTCACGTCTACCGTGCTACAAACGGAACTGAGAAATTGAAAATGGGTGAAGGTAATATCAAGAACATTGAAGTAAGTTATGTGCCGGAAGAATATAAAATCCAATTGGCACAGAACCGTTTCCCGTACTATGACGAGGAAGTAATGAAAGATCCGATGGTTGTACAGGTAGGGTTGCGTCATATGGCGACCGATATGTTTAATACCATACAGGCTGATATTTTCGCAGAGTTCAATAAGGCTACTCTCACAATTTCTACTGGCGCGGCTAATAAGCCGATTACCTTCGATTCGTTTGTAGATGCTGTGGCACTACTCGATCTTGAAAACATCGAAGATGTGGAGATTTTCGCATTTGTGAATCCTACCGAGATGGCGAATCTTCGCAAGACTTTGAAGGACGAGTTGAAGTACGTTGAAGCATTCGTTCGCTCTGGTTATGTTGGTACAGTGGCTGGAGTGAACATCTACACTAAGAAAAATGCCAATACTGGTGAAATTGTAGTCGGTATGAAAGACGCAGTTACTCTATTTAACAAGAAGGGCGTAGAAGTCGAGCAAGAACGTGACCCTAATACCCGTTTGAACGAAATCTACTCTCGTAAGTACTATCTGGCGGCTTTAACCGACGCTACAAAAGTCGTCAAGATCATTCGAGATGTGCCTTCTCTAATTAGTGCTGAAATAGACGGTACCCCAAAAGTAAACGAGGCAGCTTCTCTAAAGATTAAACTTGACGGAGTTCCTATCGGAGAGGTTGAGTACACTTACCAATGGCAGATAGCCGATTCACAAAATGACCCCTACACCGACATTGATAATGCAACCAACGCTACTTATACACCAGGAACGGACGATGTAGGCGATTGGATCCGTTGTATAGTTACAGCTACTGCAAATGCCAAGGGTGAAATCACTACTGCTCCCAAGCAGGTAGTGTCAGGTAGCTAACAAAGGTTAGGAAAGGGGGTGGGTGAGTGGACAAGTTATCTACGTTGAAAGTGTTACTGGGTGTGACCGACACGAGTGAGGATCAGTTGCTACTCACCTTCCTTTCGTTAGCTGAGGAGAAGATCCTCGAAAGGCTATACCCCTATGATAAGGAGAAAAACGAGCTACCTCAAAGATACAACGGCAAACAATTAGAAATAGCAGCTTATCTTTATAACAAGCAAGGTGCGGAAGGACAAACAGCCCATAGTGAGAACGGTATCTCTCGGACGTATGAGAGTGCGGACGTTCCGGAATCAATGCTAAGAGGAATAGCTCCTTTCGTGGGTGGTATCAAATGAGGACTCTAAAGAGAAATCAACGTGAAATATACTACGCAACCTTGATGGGGAAGGAACCTGTCACGGACGAATGGGACAATGAGACTGGGGAATACCGTATGGTTTACAGCGACCCCT